ACCCCTAGGTCCATCTATATTAGGATCAGCACCAGATGGATTTTTGGCTGATGGTTTATTATTATAATTCTTAGGTTTCTTAGGTTTCTGAAAATCTCCACCTCCACCACCAAGTAAATCGACTAATCCTAAAATATCTGTTATAAGACTAAATGGATTCATCAGGTACTTTAACCCGATCAAACCCTTCATTATATTTCCAATACCACCCAATCTCTCTGAAAATGTCCCATTAGGATCCGTTAAAGAAGAAAATCCTTCTAGAACATTGTTAGTAAATCCCGCTGCCCAACCGAATAATTTAGAAAAAACAAAGTGCGTCTTCTCTAGAAAATCTGATAACTTATCAACATTAGCAGGATCTGATACCCATTCAAGTACACTCTTTGTAATAGCAAGTTTAGCTATCCAACCAAGAAATTTTCCAATCGGTGCTAAAAATTTTTCTACCCAACTAAGACCACCCTTAGCAATCTTTAAGGATCTTTTGGTTAATTTGGGTTTTCGTTTTGCTGCCTTCTTATTCTCTATTGCTTCTTCTGCCGCCTGATCTAATTCCCTTCTTTCTCTGCGACGATCTAATTTTTGTTTTAACTTATCATGCTTAACTTGAGCAATTGAAATTTTCTCTATATCACTAACAACCGTTCCTATTCCAGAAATTGTACTCCCTAGTCTATTCAATGCTAAGGTTTGTTTTCTTGCAGCAGCAACTGTTGGAGATTTCACATTTGAAACTCCAGGATTTACAAATTTATAGGTTTGTAATTTAGCCACCAGATGCTTGTTGCTCCTTCATTCTACGTTCCTCTTCTTTGAGGAAATTAACTAACAAATTCACGTAGATTTCCTTTTCCCAAGGCATCAGATTATCGATATGAGCGATACTCCATTTATGATGATGCATTAAGGAAAAGTTTCCTTCATAATAAGCCTGTAGATTGGTGTGAAGAAGAGCTATTCGAAAAAACTCGCTAGACCCTCCAATACAACATCACTTTCAACTCCAGTATTAGGGTTAGTAACCTTAACCGTGTGAGTTAATTTAGGCATTTTTTCAAAAAAGTCCTGTATCATCATGAATTGCTTACTATTCATTTGATCAAAAAATTCTATCAATTCCTTTTTAGGAACATTAGAACAGTCATAAACTTGATTAGCGTCACTAATTGATTCTACACAACTTGCTGCCATATCAAAAACTTGATCAACACCAGCTTCCTCACCAAAATTCATTTGAACAAATGTTTCAAGACTGGGGTATCCCATCGTAACAGCAACTTCCTCAGAAATTTTAAGATCCTTTTTATGACCTCTAGTCTTCTTGACTTTAATTTCGTCTAAGGGAATAGAAACTGATACACTAGTTTCGTCATCATCAGGACAAACTATATTGACATCTACACTTTCACCAACAGATTTTGTACGAATCTGTAAGAAAACGAACTCAATATCAAATGTAGCTAGTTTCTCTACATCTGTAATGTCTGTACAATCTTTGATGATATCTTTGATTGCAGAAACAATTTCAGTTTGATCACCACTTTCAGTAGCTAAGAGAAGGATTTTCTCCTCCTTTACAAGAAATGGTCTAAAATTCACAGTTCTACCGTCTGAAGGTAGTTTCAATTTGTACTTAGGTACACTAATCTTAGGTAATGCCATAGATATTCACATCAGTACATTTATTTAGGTGTTTCCAGTAACGTTCAATACTTCGTTATTTGCAGCTAAGGTGATTGTTTGGTTATTGGAAGTTGATTGATCGGTACTATTATCAAGTCCAGAACCAACAGTAAGGAAGTTAATAGTATCAGTGTCAAACTGATCAGCAGTATAGAATCTATATCTCTCATAGTAGAATCCTACACTCAAAGTCATTGTCTGAGCATTAGAGTTATTCAACTGAATCGAACCGATATTATATGGGTATAAATTTCTAAGTTCCCAAGCAGCAGTTAATTGATACTTTCTTGCCAATAACAGATCTGCCGATCCACTTTCTCTTATAGAAGCAATTAACGCAGGATCAGTAACTGCTAAACCTCCACCACCTCTTTCCCACTTATAAATCATCATTTTAGGACAAACATAATCATTATAATATCTTGTATATTGCTCACTATCGCTTGCCATCAAGGTTGTCCATCTCTCAAAGAAGTTTCTTGAATACTGAGAACGTGGCATTCTAAATTGTATACTAATCTGACTGTATGCTGTATTTGTTGCATACTTAAATGGTGATCCAACATAAGGAGTTTGTGAAGTAGTAACCTGCTTACTTGGAAGATTTACAGTATCAGCATAATAATCTAGTAACCAATCCAAATCATTAGTAGAACCAATATCAAATTTTTCAGTTTGAACTGGTCCTAAAAAATTTGCTGGTGTATAAGTTCTCATCATATTCGGTGACATAAATCTAACCGAATATAAATTGGTAAAACTAGGAGAATTATCTTTACCTTTAGTCCTAGATATAAACTCCTGAAATGAAGGATATCTTGCTCCTTGAGGATTTGGGATTGCCATTAGATTTTAAGTTCCTTTTCTGTGACTACCATAAATTCCCAACCGTGATCTTTACAAAACTCATCTGCTGCTTTAAACTTTGCTTGATTTACAGCATAAGTCATAACTTCACTTATATATTTTTTAGTGTTTCGCTTTTGAGTTTTTGGTTCTTTCGTTTGATAAGATGGTTTAACTTCTGCAATATATTTCTTTTTTCCTACTTTAACGTAGAAATCTGGAAAATATCTATGTCGTTTACCATCAACAGGTGAAATATAAGGTATAATAAACTCTTCACTACTCCATTCTTCTACAGAAGGACTAGATTCGCACCATTGCATAAATTTATACTCCCATGAGGAGCGATATACCACGTTTCGTGGGTCACCTTTGTATTTCCTGGGATTAGAAACACGATACTTACCTCGATATCTCATAAATACATACAAGTCACGTAGTATTTAGGTAGAAAAGTTGACAATATATCGTTACCCCCTAAGGCCACCCGCTACTGGAAACACTTCTGTAGAGAATCCTACAAAAGAAGTTGACTATGTAATGTTTCAAAGAAAGAGAATCCAGTATGATGATAGTAATGGTTCTGCTTATTATGGATTGAATATTCCTAATAATAATGTTGCGATGAATAGTAATCCTGATCGGGTATATATCGCAATGCCTCAAAATCTCTCAACTCAGTATGCACCAACATATCGTCAAGTTGATGTAGGAGTTGGTGGAATGGCAGTAGCTACTGGATTAGGTGTTGATAGTTTTGATAAAGCTGCTCAAGCATTACAGACTGCTGCTAGTGATGCATTACCAGAATTTGCAGCTAAGAATATGATGGATATTGTTAGTGGTGCTTCACAGTTTTTAGGACTAGCAGGTAGTGCTACTGCAAATGACATACTGGCATTGTCTAAAGGAAAGGTTTTTAACCCTTACACTGAACAATTATTCAGTAATATGCAGTTTAGAAACCATATGTTCTCATTTAAGTTTTTTGCTCGTGATGATGCAGAATCTAGGCAAATTAATCATATTATTAAATATCTGAAAAAAGGTGCTTTACCGATATATGGAGCAACAGGTGGAGGAACTGGTATTACTATTGGCGAGGATCAAGATGGAAAAGGTGCAGGACTAATTGGTGATTTAGATGACAGACTGAATAGTATAGGAGCTGCCCGATTCTACGAAGTTCCAGACAAATTTGATATTAAATTTATTCGTTTAGATCCTAATGGAGATGGTTCAACTATAAGTGCAGATCTCCATCATAAAATCCATACATCTGTATGTACTGGAATTGATGTAAATTACACTCCAGACGGTCAATATAATGCTATCAAGAATGCAACACTGGGTGTAGAAGATAATGCACCATTACAAGTTCCTGCAGTTACCGTAAATTGTAGATTTACAGAAACTCAACTTGTAACACAAGGACAAATCGATCAGGGGTACTAAAATGTCAGGATATTTTTCTTATTTTCCTAATGTATACGTTGGTGAGGGTGTCGAAGATGATGAGGCATTCAAATACCGACTAGTTAAAAATATTTTTAGAAAAATTAAAGCAAGACCCGATTTAAATGAATATACAACTCTTTTTGAATCATATTCAATTAGAGTTGGAGAAACTCCTTCTACACTTGCAGGAAGATTATATGATGATCCAAAACTAGATTGGGCAATCCTCTTAATTAATGATATCACTGACGTATATGAACAATGGCCAAAACCTCAAGACCAATTAGAAGCTTATGTAGATGAAATCTACACTGCCGATAAAAGAGATGATATTCATCATTGGGAAACTAATGAGATTCTACTTGATAATGGTACACCAGTTATCAAAGAAGGTATTGAAGTAACTGAAGACTGGAGAACTATAATGCCAAATGGTGATGTAAAAACTGCAGAAGAATCAATATATCAAGTAACTAACTATGAACATGAATATTATAAGAATGAAGTAAAAAGACAAATTATACTTCCAGTTAGTAATATGTTAAATATCATGGTTGAAGAGTTTGAGGACTTAGTTGCATATGAACCCCATAACGAACTTGATGCTGCAAATAATAAAAAGACAGTATTGAATATTACCTCTAGATTCTTAGATAACACAGGATCTGTCAGTTTTGCTAGTGCAG